TTGTAAAAGCGGGCGAAAATTTGAAATCATTTATTGAATATTTAAAAGAACATAAAGAATTAGTCAAAGCGGTTGCAATTGGCGTAGGCGTTGCAATTGGAGTTTATGGCGTTTATTCTTTGGTTGTAAATGCGGCGGCAATAGCGACAAATATTTGGACAGCGGCCCAATGGTTATTAAATGCGGCTTTAGATGCAAACCCTATCGGAATTGTAGTTGTTGCAATTGGGGCCATGGTTGCGGCCATTGTTTACGCTTACGAAAAAGTTGCGTCGTTTAGGGCCGGCCTTTGGGCTACATGGGCCGTATTAAAAGAGTTTGCAAGTATTGTCGTCGATGTATATACCGGATTAGGCAAAGCCATCATGGGTATACTTACTTTTGACCCTAAAATGATTGCGTCAGGTGCGGACCAAGCAATCGGAGCGGTAAGAAACGCGGCAACTAGAATAGGAACAGCGGCGAAGGAAGGATATGCGGCGGGATTAAAAGACTTTGCAAAAACCGAAGAGGAAAAAAAGAAAGAAGGTAAGATTAATAAAGTTGGTATTGTAGGCGCACCGGGGGAAACGGGAGCGGCCGGAAAAGACATTTCGCCAAAAGGCGCAAAGGGTCAGCAATCCACAACTATAAACGTTTCAATAGGAAAACTTATTGAATCATTTAAAGTTAGTACAATAACAATGAAGGAAGGTGCAAACCAAGTCGAAGAGATGGTAGCTAACGCATTGTTAAGGTCAGTAAATGAATTTCAAGTCCATACAAGCGTATAAATATGAGTTTAATTAATTATCAGGGTGGATTTAATCTTACGGGTGCGGCTTTAAAAGTTGCTAGATATTATAATTTACATAATGTCGCAATCATTAACGCTAAACAGAATAACCCTTACGATGGTTCAATCCCGGCGGCAAATACTAAAAATCCGGAAATAGGAACATCGAGTTTAGGAAATCCGGTTTATAGTAATTTAGTATTAAACGCCATCGACCCTTATGTGGATTTTTTAGGTAAAACAATTACGCCATCGGCGAATGATATTGTATTAGAAACAGTATTGATAACAATTGAGCAACCTATCAGAATTGTAAAAACAGAAATTCAGGGCCGCGATGGTTCAGTAAAAGAATATATCGGAAAGGATGACGCAAAAATAACTATTAACGGAATGATAACCGGCACAAACGGAGGTTATCCAAGCGCAACAGTAGCTAATTTAAAAGCTTGGTTAGACGCTCCGGTATCAAAAGGCGTGACGGCTTGGTGGCTTAATGATTTAGGGATTAGCCAAATAGTTGTTGAAAATTATAATTTGCCACAAATGGAAGGCGGAATAAGTTATCAAATGTTTTCAATTAACGCAATTTCAGACGTTCCAATTGAATTAAAAGAATTAATGACAAATGTTTAGGCCCGTAACCGAAATAATAATTCAGCAAAAGGCAAACGGAAGGTCTAAAATCTTTTCTTTTAATTTTTGCAACGAATTTAGCGTTAAGACTTCGTGGGTAGACTTAACGAACGATTGCAAAATAACGTTCCCAAAAAATGTGTACGTATTAGATGCAAACGGAGTTAGACAACCATTGGGCGGTATACAATCGAGCGTTCAAGTTGACAACTTATTTCAAAGAGGGGATAAGGTAACGATAAAATATGGTTACATAGAAACAACGCCACAACCTATCGAAGTTTTTGAAGGTTATATTTCAAAGGTTACCTCTAAAAAACCAATTCAATTGGAATGTGAGGATAACATGTGGTTGCTTAAACAAACGCCAATACCGCGTCAACTTTGGCCGGCTAGTAAGCCTTTACAAGAATTACTTTCTAGTTTATTAACGCCATTAGGTTTAACAGTAGACACAACCGCGGCAATAAGCGTCGGAAGTATTATAATAGAAAATGAAACAGTCGCACAATTCTTAATAAGAATAAGAAAAGATTTTCATATAGAAAGCGTTTTTGTTGGCAATAAATTGATTTTAGGTTTTGACCCATACGCCGGAATCACACCGAATTCGGATGTTTATAAATTTACTTTCCAAGGAAATATTATTAGCGATGAGTTAGATTGGCAAAGAAAAGATGATGTGAAATTGTCGGCCGTGGTTCAATCTATTAACACGGTATCAAATGGCTACAATAAAAAGGGGGAAGTAAAAACAAAAAAAGAACATTTATCCGTATTAGTTTACAATAATCCGGATGGTACTTTTTCGTATGTAGAAAAGAAAAAAGGGGAAGATTTACCCGCAAATGTAGAGGGGGAGCGCCGAACTTTATTTTTCCCGTCCACTTTGGATGAAGAAGCTTTGGCATTGTTAAGCCCTAGTCAAAAAGACGCTTATTTAGCAAGTAAAGTCGTTACGGCTAAGACATTGGCAGACTTAGGAACTGCGACCCTTAAAAAGTATTATTATTCAGGTTTTAAGGGCAAGTTCACAACTTTTGCACATCCTTACGTAAAAATAGGGGACAAAATATATTTAGAAGACGCAAGGATGCCGGACCGAAACGGATATTATAACGTTAAAGCCGTTGAATATACCGGAGGCGTTGCCGGACATAGACAAATAATAACCTTAGATTATAAATTATTATGAGTGACCGCCACATTATAACCGCAATTCAAAAGGTTACCGGAACGTTCAAGGAAGACAAGGTTAAATTGTCTGTCGGTATTGTTCAAAGTATCCAAGGCAATACGTGTACGGTTACTATTGACGACCAAATGGTTTTACCGGCCGTTAATTTACAAGCCGCTTCGTGCGATGGTTGGCTATTGGTCCCGGTTGTTGGTTCGACTGTGGTTATAGCTTATTCAACGCAAATAAGCCCATTTGTGGCTTTATATTCTGATATTGACCGCGCTTATTTACAAGTAGGGGATTCAAGTATTGAAATATTGAACGACGGAAGCATAACGCTAAATGACGGTTCTTTGAATGGATTAGTAAAAGGCGGGGCGTTGACGCAAAAATTAAACAACTTAGAAAACAAAGTGAATGAATTAATTAGTAATTTTAACGCACATACGCACGGGGTTGTATCGGTTGGAAGCCCGACAAGCCCAACAACCTCAACAGTTAACGGGTCCTTAACCCCTACAATTGAAGCGGACATAGAAAATAATAAGATTACTCATGGCATTTAGACAAGATATATATTTAGTAAACAATGATTGCCTAGTTCAAAATGGCGATTTTGTTATTGCCATAAGCGATGAGCAACATATCATTGATACGATAAACGCTTTCCCGGGATGGTGGAAGCAATACCCGCAAGACGGGGTCGGTATTGGAGCATGGCAGAAAGGAGCGGCACAGATTCAGGAATTATCAAAGCAATTAAGGCTTAATTTACAATCGGACGGCTACACGGTAAACAATCCGTCAATCACTTTGTCGCCAAGCGGTCAATTCATTATTAATCCAAACGCAACCTTATAATGTTAACATATAATTGCATAAGTGGACAATCTTTTAGTGACGTTTGTTTGAATACTTACGGTTCATTGGATAGTTACGTTAAATTATTAGAGGACAATAATTGCACACCTGACACGGCGCCTTATTCAAATGAGGCTTTATTGTGGGATGAAAATTTAGTAGCGGACCAAAGCGTTTATACTAAAATTTCAAGCGGTGGGATTACTTATGCCACATCTTTTGGAATAAATAATAATAACTATTTTCAAATATTAGGTACGGAAAACCCGTCAGTATTGCCGGTCAATCCTCAACCCGTAAACCCGCCGGGCGGAACTTCTATGTATATAAAACCAATGTCTTTGGATTACACAGCCCAAGGCGGCGAAACTGTAATCACTATTGTTGACTTACAAGGAATGAATGTTCAACAAATTGAAAGGGAAATTAAACCGCTTAAGAAATCAGAATTTATTTTTGATAGCGTAACGGGAACAATCACTTTAGTTGGTGTTGACCCATTGGCGGCGGGCGAAATCTTATTTATTTTATACACGCAAACGGTAACTTTATAATGAAAAGAATATTAATATTTTTAGTAGTATTGCTCCCATTTTTAGCAAAAAGCCAAACTGTAATCACGGGTAAATATAAATACACGGATTCTTTAACATTTGCTAAATACAAAAACAATTCGACTTTAGACAGCGTTTTAAGCGTAGACCAAAACGGCCGTTTAAGATTATCTTCTAAGTCGCCATTGGATACAACCTCATTAAGTAACCGAATAGACGCGCGCGTAAAATATACGGATACTGCAAATATGTTAGTTCCTTATTTAAGAAAATTAGACACGACCGGCAAATGGTTGTCGGTTGGTTATTTACCGTATTTAGTTAAATACACGGATACAGCGGCGTTTTTATCGGCTTATTACAACAAAACGGCTATTGACTCTAAATTGGCCCTTAAGCTTAATATTTCCGATACTGCAAATATGCTTGCGCCTTATGTTAGGACGTCAAACTTGCCATCTTTGGCACCTTACGTTAAATATACGGACACCGCTTCAATGTTGTCGGCATATTATAACAAAACAGCAACGGACGCTAAATTAGCCTTAAAATTAAATATTTTGGATACGGCAAATATGCTGTCTTCGTATTATAATAAAACCGCGGTGGATTCAAAAGTTAATTTAAAAGTTAACATTTCGGATACGTCCAATATGCTTAATCCTTATTTGCGTTCAGCCAATTATGGGTTATTGAAATCAGGACAAACCGTTAGCGCCGATAGTTCTTTATTATCGACTAAGCTTTGGCGTCAAAAAGGAATAGATAGTGTTGCGGCTTTAGATGCGCAAAAGGTAAAATATACCGATACCGCGTCCATGTTAAGCCCTTATGCTAGAACATCAAATTTGCCATCATTGGCGCCTTATGTAAAATATACAGACACGGCCTCAATGTTATCTAGTTACTATAACAAAACCGCAACTGATAGCAAATTAGCTTTAAAGGTTAATTATACGGATACTGCGTCTATGCTTTCGGCATATTACAATAAAACAGCTACAAACGCTTTATTGGCTTTAAAATTGAATATTTCGGATACGGCAAATATGCTAAGTCCTTACGCAAGAACTTTGGCTTTAAACGGATACGTGCCATATACGGGCGGAACAAACAATTTGAATTTAGGCACACATAATTTTTATGGAAATAACTTTTTTGATGGGTTTACTTCGGTTGCCGCGTCAGGGACACAAATAAATTTAACGGTAAATTCTACCCCAAGTTATTTGATTACGGGTTCGGGTGGACAGACTATAAAATTACCGGATGCAACAACGCTTCCAAACGGAGCGGTTTATGTTTTCAATAACAATCAAACAACCGGCGCTATTAGTGTAAATAATAATTCTAACACTTTAGTAAAATCGGTTCCTTCGGGCGCTTATTTATCTTTAACATTAACGGATAATTCAAGCGCGGCCGGAAGTTGGGATGCGCATTTTGAGGCGCCGTCCAATGTAAGTTGGTCCACAAATACTTTAGATTATCCGGGGTCTATAACTTCCGCAACTTGGAACGGTAATACAATAGCAATAAACAGAGGCGGTACGGGCGCGTCAACCGCAAGCGGCGCTTTGACTAATTTAGGCGCACAACCTCAATTGAACGGGACGGGTTTTGTGAAAGCCTCCGGGACGACAATATCTTATGACAATTCAACTTATTTAACTGCGGCGGATATTGCGGGAAAGGTAAATTATACGGATACCGCGTCAATGTTAAGCGCGTATTATAACAAAACAGCGGTTGACGCAAAGCAAGCTTTGAACGTTAAATATACAGATACATCGAGCATGTTAAGCGGGTATTATAGAAATTCAAACCCTAGCGGATATATTACAGCGTCAGCAATAAGCGGTAAGGTCAACTACACAGACACGGCTTCAATGCTTAGTCCGTATGCGAGAACCGCAAACGTAAATGCGTCAATTGCAACAAAGGTTAATATAAGCGATACGGCAAATATGTTAAGCCCGTATTTAAGAAGCGCAAATGCCGCGGCTACTTATTTAACGCAAACAAACGCGGCGTCAACTTATTACTTACAATCTAATCCGGCCGGATATATTACAAGTTCAGCAATAAGCGGTAAAGTAAATTATACAGATACCGCGACCATGTTGTCGTCATATTATAACAAAACAACGACAGACGCAAAACTTAACTTAAAAGTTAACATTTCAGATACGGCGTCCATGTTAAGTCCTTATTCTCGCGATTATAATACAGTTCACAAAGCGGGGGTTGAAACAATAGGAGGATTTAAAACGTTTAGCAATTATACTATATTTTCAGACGGGGCCGACGTTATTGTCGGAACCACTTATGGTTCTAGTGGTTCAACCGGTCGTTTTAATGGTGGAATAGTAGCTTCGAGAGGTATAAATTTTGACAATTTACGTTCCCCTTCTATTTATTCAAATACCCAAGCTTTTTATATTAACAAAAGCGGTTTAGTGAGTACGTT